CCAAGATTGTGTCCAAGATGAAATTCATGAAAGAGTTTGCTGAATTGAAATTGTCTTCTATTAAACCTGAGACGATTATCGGTGCGAGTGAATTGTGGGTTTACAATACCAAATATCGTAGGGTTCAAGTATACAAAGCAGAGTATGGTGCACTGTCTATTAAGGGGACATCTGTTCTCGGATTCAGCGTGAAAGATTCTGTATCAATGACACTGCGTAAGCCAGAAGAATTCTTCAAAGGAATTACTATGGGCAAGCGTGCATTAAATGGTGCGATTAAAACTTTGACGACCAAACCTACAAAACCAAATGGTCGTATTAATGAAGAGTGTATTTTGTTGGGAGCATTTTGATGATATTAGTTGATTATAGTCAGGTGGCACTTGCAGCCATCCTTACCTTCCAGCGTGAGTTAAAAGGGACAGAGTCCGAAGTGAAGAATCTTATTCGTCATGTGACTTTGTCCACCCTTAAATCATACAAGAAGAAGTATGGTAAAGAGTATGGTGAGTTGGTCATCTGTTGCGATGGTCGTAAGTACTGGCGAAAAGAATTCTTTGAGTTCTACAAAGGTATGCGTAAGAGCAATCGTGACAAATCAGATCTCGATTGGAAATTGATTTTTGATACGCTATCAGAAATGCGTGAAGACATTGCACAACACTTTCCATATCGTGTTATGCATATCGATCGTGCAGAAGCAGATGATATTATTGCAGTGATGTCGCAATATCTGCAAGAGAATCTCTTAGTTCAAGAGGGATTGGTTGAAGAACCACAAAAGATTTTAATTCTATCATCTGATAAAGACTTCAAACAGTTGCAGTTGTATCCTACTGTTAAACAGTGGTCACCAATGCAAAAGAAATATATTACTGCAACAAAGAAAGAAATTGTAGAACATAAGATTGAGCATATCGTTAAGGGTGATACTGGTGATGGAGTACCAAACATTCTAAGTAAAGATGATGTGTTTATGAAAGGTGAAAGGCAGAAACCTGTTTCTGCAAAACGACTACAAGAGTTTTTTGATAATGGTTTTACTGCTTGTAGGAATGATGAAGAAAGACGCAATTGGCAACGCAATTCGACTCTTGTTGACTTTGATCATATTCCGCCTGATGTTAAAGAATCAATTATTGTAGCATACATAAGTAGTAAACCAAAGGGCGATAAGATGTCTATTATGAATTATCTTATGGAACATCGTTGCCGATTACTATTAGACGAAATCGAGGACTTTTAATGAAAAAATATCTTACAGAAATGCTGAAGGAAATTAATGATAATCCAAAAGCAATTGAAACATACAAGAGCGAATTCTTACTCAAGGTAATCTTTGCTCATGCATTTTTACCTACACATAAGTTTATTCTTCCAGAGGGTGAACCACCATTCAAACCTGCTGATCAACCATTGGGTATGACTGACACAAATCTGTTTGTTGAAGCGAAGAAAATGTATGTGTTCATGCGTGAGGATCTAAAACCTATTAAACGAGAGTCTTTGTTTGTAGGATTGCTTGAGGGTGTTCATCCTGAAGAAGCGAAAGTTCTAATTGCAGTTAAGGATCAGAAGTTGCAGAAACTTTATCCTAAGATTACATGGAAACTTGTATCTGATGCTGGTATTATTCCTGCACCTGCAAAGAAAGAAAAAGTTGCGTTGCAAGACGCAGAGTAGTATAATTAATCTTATTATGAATGGAGTGAACTATGCCAAACTGGTGTTACAATACAGCAACTGTCTTTAACGAAGACAAAACTAAAATTGATGGACTCGAGCAAGAACTGCTAAAGGAAAACGCAGAGCCATTCAATTATCTACGACCAAATCCGTCAGGTGAATGGGACTATGGTTGGTCAGTTGAAAATTGGGGTACAAAGTGGGATGTTTCCATGATGGATTGGGAACGAGAGGATGATAACACAATTGTCATGCACTTTGATTCAGCGTGGTCGCCACCAGTTACACTATACGAATTCTTAGAATCAGAAGGATGGAGTGTTCGTGCGATGTATCATGAACCTGGAATGGCATTTGTTGGTCGTTTCGAAGATGGATATGACGATTGTTATGAGTATGATGTAACAGATCGTGAATCTTGTGAAGATCTGCCAGAAGACATTTTAGACTTCAGTGCTATTATGGATGATGTAGATCGTTACGAAGAAGAGCAGTATGAAGAGTCAATTGCTGATTTAGAGCGTACTGAATGGTATGAAGCATCAACGAATCCTGATAAAATTGGCACATATGAAGTCAAACGCAAAGACTGGGATTATGTTTTCAAGTCTGAGTGGAATGGCAAAGAGTGGGAGCAAGAGGATGTTGCTTTCTGGAGAGGTCTTGTAGAAAATCCAGAGGAGGAGTGGGATCCAGTTGCAGAATTAGATAAGATTGTAGCACCACAATGAGATTTCTTATTGCACTGCTGATTTCTGGCAGTGCATTTGCTTCAGATGTAGAATTTGGTACAGGCGAACATAACGACTGTAACATAGCCAAAGCATATGCAGTTAATAATGCATTGGAACGATATGCAGGAAAAGAATTTGAGGTAATCAAGAGACATACATGCAGAGAAACTAACTCGACTGGTGTTTCTTGTGATTTTATAAAAAGAACAGAGATAGAAACTGCTGGTGTTCTTAAGAAAGTTGTAAGTCAGAGAGTAAAGAACAATCGTCATACATGTGTTGTTGAAGTAAAGATCGAAGTTGAGAAAGCAAGACCACTTGCTGGTGATATTGTAAACGCAAAAGAAATTGCTGTAGATGGTACTCGTTACAACTTTGACATCGTTACAAAAGAACCATTGTATGTTTATCTTTTCAATGCATACGATAATAAAATTAAGTTAATGTATCCCTATGAAAACAGATCTAATCTATTGCATGGGAAACTAGCATTACCAGATGGAATATGGTGGCAAGCAGATTTACCAAAGGGTATTGATGAGAGCAATGAAACACTCATGGCTGTCTTCTCAAAAGAGAAAATATCTTTTGGTAATAATATGGACAAAGACGAAATCTATAGACAGATAGCATCAATGCCCATGTATTCAAGAAGAGTAGTGTATCAAAATTTTGTTATTAAACGGAGAAAGTGAAATGAGAGTTAAAATGATTATGACCTATATCCTTGCATGTAGTTTAGGATTGATAACTTTAGGATGTTCAACATTCAGTAAAGATCCTAATAAAACTGTTGAGATTCCAGCAAACAAATTGGATAATATCCCACAGTGGTATCTTGCAAAAGATCCAGATGACAAGAAGCATATCGTGGTTGTTGCCACAGATGTTTCTCGTGATATGCAGTTTGCGATTGATAAAGCAACACTCAATGCAAAGATTCAATTGGCATCTCGTCTAAGAACAGATGTTGATTCGTTGACTCGTGAGACAACACTTGAATCAGGTAGTGCTGGATCTGGTAATGTAGAACGAGAAATCGATCGTGTGTCAAAGGTTCGTGTGAAACAAGCAATGGGTTTCTTCAAGCGAGAGAATATTGCTGTCTTTAAAGAGGGTGATAATTATCGAGCATATGTTCAATACAAGATCGCTGTTGAGGACATGCAACAATTCAACAAGAAAGAAAATGCAAAATCTCGTGAAGAGCGTCTAAAAGAATTAGATGGTGGTGATAAAGTTTCTACAGCACCAGTTGAAATGCAACTGCTTGAAGTTGACAACGAAGAATATAAAAAGCGTAGGGATGCAGCACTGCAAAAACCTGGAGCAGTCGTAGGACAATACACAGTTCGATGATATGAAACAGAAATGGATTGATGCATTTATGGACACAGCGGAGAGATTCTCCCAGTTGTCCAGTGCAAAACGATTGCATGTTGGTGCGGTTGTCGTAAAAGACAATCGTATCATCTCAATTGGATATAATGGGATGCCATCTGGTTGGACAAACGAATGTGAAAACATCGTGCAACATTCAGATGACACAGTGACAACAGTAACAAAAGATGAGGTTATTCATGCTGAAGCAAACGCAATTCTCAAACTGGCTCGTGATGGTGAATCAGGCTATGG